CGCTCGGGCGTAATAACAACCCGTGCCTTATCAAGACCATATGTTCCTTCCGTTCTTGGAGAGGAATGAAGATCACCTAGAATAAGCGTGCCTTCCTGCGCAACCGCAACATAGGCTGGAAAAACATCGTGAAGTATTTGCATTATTTTCCTAACCTTCGAGCCATAGCACGATAGGTAACACCTGTCGCCTCGGCAAGTTCGCGGACTGAAACGTTTCTTTCATTGAGCGAAAGGCACAATTCAGTTAGTAACAGATTTGCCCTAGCTTGTGGTGAGTCCTCCGCCATCTTTGAACGATAGCGACGTGCCAGCGGTGATACTTGCTGAATGAGATCGAGTTCATCAGGCGCGATACCAGGTGATACTGGTCGCCGCGAAACATACCCTTGCTTTGGCAACCTTGGAGTAGGAATCGGCTTATCCACAAGAGGAGAAGACTCGTGACGCTTAACCATCCACGACCGCACGGTAGATCTACGGCGAGGAGGATTGAATGCGTTTCCCATACTCTGCAAGGTCCATCCAGCCTTGTACAGATCGTTTAAGCGAGTCGCAAGCTCATCATCAAACAGTTTATTTAGAACATCAGCCTCGGAGGCTGGAAGCACCTGGTTTCTTGCTGCGCGGCGCTTCTGTTCCATAATGTTCATAGTAACACATAGTGTACACGTTTAATACTACTAACGAACGCGGAATCCACCGTTTTTAATACCAGGGATCTTTCGATGCGCAAGTGAACGCGCGGTGATCTTTCCACCAACAAAACCAGGAGGTGGCTTAATCAAGAGAGCTGTAAGCGCGTGAACGAGTGCGTCAACGCGGTCAGGAGACTTTCCTTCACCAGGAATCCAGGAAATCATCTGCGACTCAAGCTCTGCAAGGTAACCAACGTGATGAACGCGTGACTGTTCATACGCAAGTGTGACAGGTTCTGCTCGAAGAGCCTTACCGTGCTTTGAATGAACCTCTAAAACTTTAACGCTTGGGTCAATAGTATTGATGGCATTTCTAACGAGCGCACCACCTTGGTTAACTTCAGCAACCACAGGGCAACCCCACTTACGAGCCATAGCAACAACCTTGTTCGCCCACACATCAGGAGAACCATGAACTGATGCGTCCTCCAAGACCCAGGACTGTCTCTTATACAGATCACGGTCACCGGTTGATGCACAAACAACGATACCGCACTCATCTCGAGGATTCTCTGAGACTGAAGGGTCAACACCAATAACACGCAACGGTGTTCCCATTGGTAACTGGTTTTCACGACCCTTGTCAATAAGCTCGGTTGTCCAGAGCGCTCCTTCAACCGCATCTAGCATTTCGCCGTAGAGTTCTTGCTGTGCTAGGCGAGTACCTTCATACACACCCTTAATGGCGTCAAGGTAGGCACTAGAGAGGTTACCAGCGTTATCCATCGTAGAACCACGGGTAACAATAACCTTGCCAGTTTTCTCAGCCTCAGCAAGTAACTGATAAAGAAGAGGAACACGCTTAGGTGTCGTAGTGACCATGATCTTAGGATTAGAACCAAGACGTGTACCAACACGTAAGTTGTCAAAGGCTGTCATACCTGCAGCATCAGGAGTTTGACGCCAGGCAGCAACCTCGTCACCCCAAGCATGCGTAAATTGCGGACCACGAAGAGAATCCGGCTCATCTGCGGTGAAACAAGTAGCCGTGTTTCCGTTGGGCCAAGTTAATCGTCTCTTTGACGGTTCATACAGTGGACGCTCACTCGGAGGTGTCACATTGATGATTCCTGATTCACCTTCAACAATAACGTCACGAACGTCTGCTGCGGTACGAGCTACTAACGCGAAGCGTCGTTGACCAGTAGTCGTGTACCTTGCGGTGTCGCGAACCCACTCTGCTGCGGTGCGTGTTTTGCCCGCGCCACGACCAGCCATATAAAGCCAGATGTTCCAGTCATCATGCGGTGGAGCTTGTTGCTCAGGGCGACCCCATAAGGACCAGTCCCAAAGAAGAGTGTCTGGATCGAATCCTGAAAGTGCAAGCGCCTTTTCGTCAGGTGGAAGGAGCGCCAGTTGCTCCATTAGACTTTTTCCCACGAGTTATTCTCCTACGCGTTTTGGAAAGCGATTCTCCGAAAGTATCGGTGTGTATGCCTTGCTTGTTGCGGTCTTTGGTTCTAGATAACCGTAACGTGCAAGACGAAAACGAAGAGCGCCGTGAGTCACCCCTAACCTCTTCGCAAGACGGTAAAGAGTCACGCCCTCAACAGTGTGAGCATAATTGATTAACCATGAATACTCCTCTGCCTCCTTACGATACTGCTTGCCATAAGAACGAACTTGTTGCGCTAGCGGCTGAAGTTCAAGAAGACGTTGAAGTGTTTCTGGTGAAGGTTCCACGAAGGTTCTCACCTCGGGTTCCTCAACGCGTGGAGGTTCGGGGATTGAGTAGCCGGCGATGGCGATTCGAAGTGCCTCACCCATAGGAGTCTTGTCAGCGATCTGACGTACACGTTCGCGTGTTAAACCTGTGCCTTGTCCGATTGACTCTAAAGTCCAACCTCTTTCACGCAAGGCTTTGATGTAAGCGTTCCGTTCTCCGTCTACCTTAATCGCGGTGAACGTTTTGACCACGTCGTGCGGTAGTACGTGATGTTGCTTCGTATGCTTTGTCATGGGATAATTATAACATGCCCCGGTGACATTCTCTGCCGAACTTGTATACTTAGACTCCAAAGACGCTGAAGCCTTATGTACTGAGGAGTAATAAACAGTACGTTTACGTTAAATGCCTTGGACGTGAGATAGCGATTCGGTATAAGCGAGCAGCAGGCCGAGATGTCTCCAACCTTTTTTCTAAGTTCCGTGATGAAGCTTGGAAAGCGAGCCGAGAAAGCTGAGCAGGCAGGCACGGAAAAAAAGTTTGTTGTTGTGTGTCAGTTTTGGGCTAGCGAGTTACTTGCGAGTAATGTTGCCTTTTCATGACAGATGTGATATAATAGTGCTAATGACTAGCAAGTCATTGACAACAACGACGAAAGACATAGCCCATGAAAAAATATGTGTATACAGCCAAGCTAGGTAGGTTCACTACCTTGAAGAAATATGAAGAAGCTTCTCCTGAAGAGATACGACAGTTCATAGTAGATCAACAGAACGAAAATCCTGAGCAAAGATTATCAGTTGAAGTTTTTGTTTTCGACAGTGCAAGGCACAGCTCAAATGTTTGTAGGAATAAGCGAAAAGGCTGGTGTCCTATGTGTTTTGTTGAAACAAACACTATTGTTATGAAGACAACGAAAAACTTTAAGTTCGGTTACACAAATGAAGAAACCCCCTAGCACCAGGGGTTAGTGCTAGAGGGTTCCTTGTCGTCAATCAATGATTAGATTAGGTGCACCTCAACGTTTGAGTCACCCGCAAACACCTTTGCGAAAGTGTCGGCGTCCATCATGCCTGTTGACTCCAACCCGCAATCCTTTTGATACGCGCTCACAGCAATAGCTGTTAGCTCACCGTACCAACCGTCCTTGTCGCCTTCCGCATCCTTGTAGCCGAGTTCGACTAGGCGACGCTGTAGGTGATGCACGGTTAGGGACTTCCTTGCGTACTTGTTTTGGTACACACAGGAAGCTAGGTAGACAGGGTCCGCATCAGCGTTAGTCACAACGTGGCGAAATTGTGCAGGCTTAACCTTTGCCTTTGGAGCTGGTGCAGGCACCGGCTCTGGTTCAGCCGCAGGGACTGATTCCTGCACTGGTGCTGGTGTTGGTTCTGGTTCTGGTATTGGTGCTACGTAAGGTTCTGGCTCAGCGGCGACCTCAACGGTCTCCACGGCCTCACCCGCAGGCACTACGTGCATGTCTTCGATGTTATCCATAGGGTTATCCTATTCCAATTGTGTTGGGTTTACTTGACCTTGATGTAGCCAGGGTAGTCGTCCAAGCTTCGCAGCGTGGATATACCCGCACCTGGTTTGTATGCGTTAGGCCCAATTCCCCAAGCACCGAAATCGGTACCGCCGGCGCTCATGTGATAAGCTACCTGGGCATTTACTACCGGGTTATTTAGTTGTGCATTGGACTCTAGTCCAAACTTAGCTCGACGGTCGACTCCCAAATCACCAATCATGTTGATCTGAAAGATACCGTATGAGCTATCACCGGTTTTTGCATTGTTGTTTAGTGCCATAGGGCGTGCGTTTGACTCCCGCATGGCGATACCCCAAGCTATCTTGTGCGCCTGGCCTTTGAAGCCTACGGCACTTAGTAGCTCGGAGAGCTGGACACCTGTCAGTGCTTCCTTCTGTCCAGCGTAGTCCGCGAGGACCTGGGCAACGGTTCGGACATTTTGTTTGATGACCGGAACGTTCGTGGTTGTCGAAGCTTCCTTCGACTCCACTGATTGCTTGTTTACTGCTTGCACATCTGCCGCAACAGTTGTTGATGTCGTTGTAGCGACACCTTCAGCAAACGCCGTCTCAACGAAGGCGTTATTAGTTACGGATAGATGTGTTGATGCGATTGTTGCTACTGCAACTAGTGTAACCGCGTAAGCTACTGACGTCATTGCTATTTTCTGTGTAGAAATTCGCAAGGCTAGTTCGCCTCCTTAGGTAGGGGACAGGGACAACCAAGCTTGTAGGCTTGGCTTGCTTCGCTGACATCATGCGTCCATGTACTCATTATCGAGGTCATATGACTGATATCGGTTACGAGCTTCCTCGTCCTCGACATCGTGCATGGTCGACCACACGCTTCCCAACGTATGGGCGAAGTCTTTTCCTCGGGTAACGGCAACCTGGTTTTTGAAGTTGCTGTATCCAAGGAAATCTATTGAATCGGATACCCAGCTAGCAAAGTCTGGCTTGCTAACTACTACTCGGTATGGGTAATCCGCATAAGGCGTGAACTTAATTTCAAGCTCACAGATGTCTGCTAACGGCTGCAGTGACACGCGGTCACGGGCGCGGACCATAAGGTATCCCTCATTTTCGCGATGGTTAACAGCGCTTACAAATCCAGTGTCAGTAAATAGCCACATGGTTATACGTCCTTTCGTCGTGGGGTCCAATATAACATCGAATCCCGGTTTATGGAAACACAAGTGAAGGGTTTGTTCCCTACATTCATGAATATGTTTGAGCTAGTAGCTGGTGCTACTTCAGCTCTACTCCGTCTGGTAGTTGGGAAACAGGCTCTTGCTTGACGGTTAGTAGCTCCTCACGAAGAAGCTTTACCGCGTAACGAGCTTGCTCGGGTGCAACATAACTGTCGTGGACTAGGTTGCCGTCCGCATCAGTGGCGGTGATATGCACCGCTACTTCGTTTGCCATGTGTGCCTCCAATTGCGATGGTCTAATTGTATCATCAGACCTCCTACCTTCCGAATTTCTTTCGGCATTCTGGACCAAGCTGAAGCTCGCGGCTGATGGGATCTGTTAGTTCAGCTCCACATGAGCCACAGCAGCTGTAGTGCTGGCCGAAAATCTTTGTGTACTTGTACGGATCTTGCGCGATGATGTTCACCAAGGTTACCGCATCGTCATTAGCCACTTTCCAGCGGGTAAATCCACCAACTGAGCCGGTAAGGCGACGCATGTACAGGTTATTCATGTATTCGCGAATCTCAAGGAACAGAAGGTCGCCATTTAGTGGCGTGCTGTTCAAAGCGATGTCAAGTTCCTCTACAGGAATCGCGTACTTGCTTTTAGGAGCTTTTGAAAGTGCTTCCTGAAGCGATGGTTTTCCAGCTGCAACGGGCACTTTTGTGGTTGCCTTAGGAAGTGAAAGCAGGAGGTCGATAAGCTTCGATGCTGCCTTCTTGTCCATCGTAGTTAGCGCGAGCTTGTACCCGCTGCGAACTTCGTCTTCCATTTCACGATCTACAAGTAGGTCGTTGATAAACTTGACTTGCTTTTCTGATGCTCCGAAGAGCGTGTCCTGTGTCGCTGTTGTCATTGGGCTTCCTTTTCTTTTTGGATGTCTTCTTTTAGCTGAGCCTTTATCATTGCCCAGTCCTCGGTAATTCCCAAGAAAGGGTTGACCAATGGTGTCGACTCACCGCGCTTGCGTGCACCGCGCGTTACCTTTACTACTGCGTATAACGCTACGCTGTCTTTTACTAATCCGTTGAACATCTTGGTCTCCTTTCCTGAGCTCCTTGATAGGTACTATTATATCAGGTAGGTCTCAGAAAAGGAGGGCCAAGACTCCAAATTACGCGCGTGTGGCCAATAACGCCATAGTGATACCGGCCAACCCTAGGGATAGGGCCTGAATCGGCCTCTCAGCCGCCCAGAGTGCCGATCCCACGGACAGCGCGGCAAATACCACGGCTGCTACCGCAGGCCACACCAAGTCCCTAAGCCTAGTCATCCAGTCAGGCATGATTTCCTACTTGACCGGGCGTGTTCGGCCCTTGAGACGCGTTGAGGCGTCTCGAATGGCAATTCCTGAGGCATCAATGAGCTTACGGGCTTTACCGTAGGTAATCCCTAGCTCCTTGGCAACCTCGACTACTGGCTTTCCTTGTGAATACAGCTGAGCTGCAGCCTGGGGAGTGATTTCCGCCATGTCTGTTCCTTTCGTCGGTGTTTCTTTGTGTGTTTGTGTTGGTTCGGCTATTGGCTCTGCCTCTAGCCAGGCTCTAGATCTCAGGATGAGATCCTCGGCCTCATTGAGTAACCGCAGCTGCGAGCTACTCAAAACTTAGTGCCTTTTTCACGGCTCTGCCGGTAACGGAATCCTGAATCAGGAATCCATCATCTGCGTGACAGCTCATGCAAAGATATTCATTGCGTCGATGCGACGGGTCGCGAACAACGTTTTCCTGCTTACCACAACGGTCGCAGTAAGGCTTTAGTGGATGCAACTTTGCGTATGCACGTGAATCGTCAGCACACAGCAGCAGCTCACCACACTCATAAACGAGTGCGTTTTGCGTACCGCATTGCTGACACGTGTCATAGATATAAATCTGTTCTCGTTGAACAGTGCCTCGCGTCATTGCATCACCTCCGTAGTGGTAGATAGAACTATACCCGTTCTACCTGAATTTGTAAACTACTATCTAAAACTTTTTTGACGAGCTATCATCGACCTGCTTGGTCCCCACTGTTCCCGAGGTTCTCCACGGAGAATCGAGGCAGCGCAATCCGAGCTGTTGATGTGAAATGGGACAAGGCGCAATACGCTTTTACCCATATTGGGCATCTGGTCAAACGGTTGGGACTCATAGATGAAATGCCCACAGTGTGAACAGATCTCATACGTGTCAGCAGTTCGCTTGACCGGTTTGCCTAATGTCACCTTAAGTCCTTAGGTGGTTGAACGACACCAAGTATCGGCTGAACCTTCACTTGGTTTTTACCGCGCTTGTATAAAGCACGTAACCCAGCTACTACCGCAACCGTGATGATTGCCCAGATGCTGATGTCGAATTCGACAGTTCCTCGGATGTATAGCGATAGCCAGCCATCACCGAAGTACAGTTCAAATAACGGATCTTCCATGTTTTTCTCCCATCTTGATTAGTCGACGTGTTGCAAATGAATCTCTTGCGACGTAGTCGCAGTGCGACGCAAGAATCCACAACGGGATACATCCTCCGGCAACAAGTAATACTGCTGCCGCGAACGCCATCCAGCTTGGATAGATAAAGAAAGTGTGAGCTGCGTATGGGAACCATGCTATTGCTGCTATGCGTAAAGCTAGTGCGTAGCGACGATAACGGTACCCTTTGAAGTTGTCAAGTTTCATATCGGGGAAGTCCTTTCGTCTTTTTGTCCCAGGCGTTTGCCTGTTGGTATCTATTATAACAGGTAGGTGGCTAGTTTCCTAGCTCTTAGCTCCCCAGATTACTACAGGGAACTCGCCGCGTCCATAAGCTTCAGCCCATGATTCGGCCTCGGCTTCTGAGCGGCAATACTGATAAATGGTTTCGCCATTGCTTAGACGGTAGTAGTACTTGGTTTGGTTTCCCGGGATGTTCTTCACTTAGGCTTCCTTCCGTCGTTTACCACCAGTTATTTGGTGATAGGTTAATTATATCAGGTAGATCTTTATTTACCTGAATATTGGATGTTTGTGTAGGCTATGCAACTAAAGTTTGAAGAACTATTTAGTCGACGAACAACCTTTTGTTGTGATGCCGCGGCACAAGCTTGGGCGTCTTTGTGGAATGCGGAGCCAGCTTCAACTGGCTTGCCGCAAGACCCACAATTGAGTTCTTTACTCATTGGTTGCTCTTTTTAGGAGGAAGGTCTCGAACAATAACGCGACCTTCTTGATTTTCAGGACTTGGGAATTCACCCATGTCATTACATTCGCAATTTCGTGGGTGGTATTCCCAACACAAGCCACTCCACCACAACATCATCTCTTCCTGAGTAGTTAGTGGGGCTTCCGGAGTTGTATCCTTCATGGTTCCTCTTCTCTATCAACAATGGCTTTGTTGATAGTTCTATTATATCAGGAATGGAGTCAGGGGCTGGTAGGGGGAGGGGGTGTTTCTCCTCGGCGTTTCGTTTCTGGCCTACGGGTAGAGATCTCGCATTTGGCTAGGTCGTGCCCAGCTTTCTTGAGCCAGCTCTTTGCCGTATCCTCATCAAGGAAGCAGCCAACCCAGCTGCCATTTGGCAGGTAGGCGTTTCGGATTGCGTAAAGGCTGTTCACCACTTGACCTCTGGGTCATTTTTGTTCATGCGGTGGTCGATTTCGACTACCGCGTACATCAGTAGGATTGCTACCGCGGCGATAAGTATCACGAGCATTACTCGTGCCCTCCGAACATTTCATCCCAACACTTTGGGTGGTAGCCAGTCATCAGCTGTTCGCGGAGGGCTTTGTCCAAGTCTGGGTAAGCGTCTTGTATTGCTGCACCAAGCTGGCGAGCAAAGAATCCCACGGCGGGAACCTCTACCTCTCCACCTTTGCCGCACCAAGAGCACTGTGGCGTTTCTACTACGTAGACTTCATTTGCTAGGTCGTAACTCATAGCGTATCCTTTCGTCATTGTAGTTCTATTATATCAGGTAGGTCTCCTACCAGCCGCCTGTTCTTTGCCAATCGCGGACACAATCGTAAGATTCGTGGTTTTCCTCAGGTCGACCGCAAACGCAGATCTTTGGGCTGTACTTCTTGGATTGAACCTCTACCATTTCAACGCCAAACTTCTTAGCTAGCTCGGCTGCTTGGGCTTTTTTAGCTGGCCCGTAGGTGTAGGTCTTTCCGGTCTTTGGATTTGTCACTTGAATCATCGAAAACTCCTTGTTGATTGCTTCGATAATTCTATTATAACAGGAGCGTGCGACTTTTTGTTACCTAATTAGGTTACAGGTTTGTTACTTTTTCGGGTACCTGCTCGGTTCATACCGGATTTCAAAGTCGTTGATGTCGAGGCTTTGACTCTCAACATGCCGCTTAGCATCAGCGACACTTCGGTACTGACCAAACCAGTCACCGGATTCGGAATTGTAAAGCTGGATAAATAATCCTTCCAAAGCTATGCCTCCTGAACTACAATGTTGAATGGACCACCAGAGTTGGAATCCAATTTAGCTCCAATTGTTAGAGCGTCCTTTGTTATTTGTTTAGCTACTTCGATTGTAAGCTTAGCTTTTGTTGGAGCCATTGCGTGTACCGCGCCGATTGCGTAGTCACCGCCGGTGCCCATTCCATAGAAACCATTTGCATCTTTTATCCAAGAGTAGTCTTCACCAACTTCGTAGACTGTTCCGTTGACTACGACAAGTATTACTGAACCTTGCTCAGCTGTTGCTTCCTTCAAGCTTTCTCTTTCATAGCTGCTTCGCTCAGAGTATCCTTGGTCTTCGAAACATTTACGCAGAGCTGGTACGAAGTCAGTTGTGATGAATGCGTCTAAGTCTTTTCCTTCGTATCCTGAAGCATCTGGTGGATTGAATACATGTTCAAGAATGTTGATAGCTCGTAGATCACCTGCCGCACCGAAAAGATATTCAGCGTTGCGCACAATTTTTCCACAGCCTTTAGCCATAGAGTAGATGCGACCTTCGTCGGAGATTCTTGAATCCGCTCCAACTACAGCCCACCCATCGCCTTGGACAGCGACTATTGTAGTCATGGTGGTCTCCCTGGTATTAGGTATTTATTGTATCCTAATACTGCCTCTTTTTGAAGGACCCTAAGCCAGTTACTTAGGCTGGGTCTACAATCGCAATTGGGACAGTGATGCTGGAAGATTCAAGTACACCAGTCGATGAGACGTGGGCGAACCTGCCCATAGGCTTATCTAACTTGACCACAATCTTGGTGCGCTTCATACCAACCACACGGGCGGTATGACCCACTAGGTACCGCGTACCGCAGTGGTTATTGAACTTGACCTTGTCGCCAATGCCGAAGTCAGTCGCCTTCTTACTTGCTCGAACTACCGCAAGTCTTGCATCTACCGCTGAGGACAATCTTCCGATGTCACCATCGAGTTGCCCACTTGCAATTGCTGCTTCTATTGTTTCAATTGTCAGATCCATTGGACCCTCCTTTGTCGTTGTGTCGTAGTACTATTATATCAGGTAGGTTATTCTTCGGAGAACAACTCTTCACGAAGAACTTCTTCGTATCTATCACCGCGATATGAATTAGATCCAAACGAGATGTCTTCACTTTGAATAAGTTTATCGAGAGATAGAACCGCAGTGTGCCCTTCAGCTTCGAACATGATGACAAGCTTTGTGTCACCATCGTTTGGGTCATCAACGAGTGCAACGCGGAATGGCATTCCGCCCACACCATTTCTGTGATAGTCCGCG